TCGCTGCTATTGCAGGTCCATTGCTCAAAGCACTAGACCCAAAGGCAACAGAGTTTGGTCGTGGGTCTAAGTAATTAACCCATAAGCGCGAGGCAACAGCCCCCTGCTCAGGAGAAATCCTGGGTGGGGGGCTTCTTTTTGCATTTGTAGCACAATTAAAAAAATGTAGCTCAATTCTCTGGGTTGTCCACTGGGCAAGGAATTGTGACCAAGTTACCGCAGTTGGCACAGGTACCGTCAAGGTGCCACCAAGCTATGTCATAATCCTCAAAGGCTGCCATAATGTTGAACATAGTACAGCCACAAGTACAGGCGTGGACAGGGCCTAAAGCCCTCAGATCGGCCCCGTAAGGCTCAGGAAGGCTATTGTAGGGTCTATGCTTGGCTAAGTATTTTTGCAGGGAGAGTAGACGGAGCAGCATTGTCTGGCACGGCTCCTTCCTATGGTCAGTCGCCTCTCGGCTTCGCCTCGGCCCTGATAAGGGCCGCTTACCGTTATTCGCCTTACGGCTCATATTGTACATTCGCTAACCCACCACGAAGAGTAAGACACGCCGTGTGATATACTCCACCTTATGACAACCCTCGTAGGAATCCAAGGTAAAGACTTCACAGTCTTTGCAGCTGATAGTCAGATCACAGATAACGACCAACGTATCATCTCAGTACAGACACCAAAGATCGTCAGCGTAGGTAAGTACCTACTAGGTATTACTGGTGACTCAAGACCTGGGGATATCCTTGCCTACAACTGGACTCCACCTACCTATAAACCCACCTACCATCCAGTCGAGTTTATGGGTAAGAGAATCATCCCAAGTATCTACTCGGCCTTTAAGGAGAATGGGTACGAGGTAGATCCGAAGGAGACTAACTTCAGCTACCTACTATCGTTTAACGCCTACTTGTTTTCTATCGGCGGAGATCTATCCTTTAACGCCAGCGAGATGGGACTATTCGCTGCTGGCTCTGGTGGAAATTATGCTCTTGGGTACTTGTATTCCTTAGAGGCTAAGTCCTACAATAAGTTACTCACGGCAAAGGTGGTTGCAGAAAAGGCTGTAAAGATCGCGTCGGTTCTTGACATCAATACCTGCCCACCGATTCAATTAGAAACACAGATGAGAGGATGAAAAAGATGTTGAAGTTTACATTCGGTTTGCTTATTGGCTTTGTCGCAGCTTATGCTTTCGACTACTGGCTAACACGTAGAGATGAACACTGATGGAAAAGACTATCCAGTATGCAATAGAGGAAGCGATCCAGTCGGGTCGTAGATCTGCTGCTCCAGTCTTTATGGAGATAGAACTGCGTGAGCAGATAGCACAACAGTTGGAAGCAGCTAACTATCCAGAGGCTGCATTTATCGTGAGGAATCCGCAATGATTACAGACCCAAAAGAATTACTGCTATCAGTACTGCACGCTAAAGATGCAAGTCGTGATCGCAGTACGCAGACACAGGTAGGTCCATCAGAGATAGGTGGATGCCGTCGTAAGGTGTGGTACCGGTTGAACTCTCAACCACATACCAACGATAACCAGTCTAAGTTAGCAGCGATTATGGGTACTGCTATCCACGCAGCAATCGAAGATGCTATCCAGCATTTAGATCCAGAAGGCAAGGACTACCTTGTAGAGTCTGAAGTTGCACACGGTGATATGAAAGCACACGTGGATCTATTTATACCTAGCACCGGCGCAGTCATTGACTGGAAAACTTCTAAGGTTAAGAACCTTTCATACTTTCCATCAACGCAACAGCGTTGGCAGGTTCAGCTCTATGGCTATTTACTATCTAAGAATGGCTACGAAGTAAAGACAGTCAACCTTGTCGCTATCGCTCGTGATGGTGATGAGAAGAACGTCAAGGTCCACACAGAGGATTACTCTGAGGAGATCGCACTGACTGCTATGGCTTGGCTAGAAGAAGTCAAGGCAATGACAGAACTACCAGAACCAGAAAAGGATTCTAACTTCTGCAAGAACTACTGCCAGTACTACGATGAGTCAGGGATGATGGGTTGTACTGGACTAAAAAAAGAACGTATCGTCCTTAGTGAAGTAGTTATTGAGGACGAAGAAGTTGACAAGAACGCACTGCACTATCTACAGTTAGATGCAAAGATTAAAGAGCTGGAATTTGAAAGAGATTCACTTAAGACTTCTTTCGAGGGAACCATTGGCGTAACACCTAGTGGTATAGAAATCAGCTGGACAAAGGTTAAAGGTCGTGAGACAGTTGACAAAGATAAAGTAATAGAACTTATCGGTTATGTTCCGGTAAGTGTTGGACAGGAAACAGCAAGACTCAATATCAAACCAAGTGGAGGCAAGTAAATGGCAGCACCAGAATCAACAAAGTTCCAGGTTAACTACAAGTTGGCAGATGGAACACTTATCAATCTTTATGCAACAGATGTGAAAGATCTTGAGACAGGTCTTGCAGATCTAGGTATGGTTGCAAGTCTCATCAAGTCAACGGGAAAAGAGTTTGGCGGCGGGCAAAGCCAATCGGCTCCCACCTCTAATGGTCTAGCCGCCGTTACTCAAGCATTTCCAGGAGCTACACAAGTATCAGGGGACGCGCCAGTATGTAAGCACGGACCGATGGCTTATCGTGAAGGCGTATCACAGCGAGGACCTTGGAGAGCGCATATGTGTTCTGCACCAAAGGGTGCAGCAGACAAGTGCGACCCTATCTTTATGCGCTAAATGAGAGAGCCTGCTAAGTACGAGGCTCCATTGTGTGCAAGTGTGGGGGGCGACTTCTGGTTTCCTGAAAGGGAAGGCGGGATTAGCAACAGTACCGAAATGCTTATGGCTCAATCAATCTGTAGGCAGTGTACTCACCAAGCAGAATGTGCTGAGTGGGGAATACAGAACGAAGGCTTCGGTATCTGGGGTGGATTGACTGAGAGTAATCGAAGGGTTATTCGTAGGCAGAGAAGAATTACATTGAAGGAGGAGAAGAGTGCTTGATCTATCACGTGCTTGGGGTGGGGTGCTTACCAAAGCAACACCACTACCAGACGTGTGGAAGCCACTAGCCAGTGAGCAGATCAAGTTCCGACGTGGGCAAGTCTGTATGGTTGCAGCAGCACCTAACGCCGGTAAATCTATGTTCGCTTTGGTCTATGCGATCAAGTCGAAGGTTCCTACTTTATTCTTTTCAGCAGATACAGACACTACTACTGTGATGATGAGAGCTGCCTCTCACCTATCAGGACACCAACAGTTATCTGTTGAGTCTAACCTTGCACAAAACACACACCATTACGATAGCCACTTTGTGAACTTAGGTCACATCAAGTGGGTATTCGATTCAAGCCCATCCCTAGATGATATTGAACTAGAGATCAAGGCTTATGTGGAACTCTATGGCATAGCTCCAGAGTTAATTGTCATAGATAATTTAATGAACGTTGCAGCAGAAACTGATAATGAATGGGCAGGTCTGCGTGCAATTATGATGGAACTACACGATATGGCTCGTAAGACTGAGGCTTGTGTCTTAGTACTACACCACGTGTCAGAACAATCGGAGTACGGTAATCCCACTAACCCACCAGCAAGACGTGCCATTCACGGTAAGGTTAGCCAGTTGCCCAGCCTCATACTCACGCTTGGATATGATCCGAACCAAGCGATCTTAAAGGTTGCTGCCGTGAAGAACCGCTTTGGGCCACACACAGCAGACGCTTCACGGTATGCAAACCTTTACGTAAACTATGCAGCTTGTCAGATCACAGATGATCCAGTCTGGGGTAGTATGTTCGCCAAGGATCAACGTTATGGTTATGGAGGAGCTTACAATGTCGAAGCAGCAAACTGAGATTCAGTACCTAAAGAATGAGATCAACCAGTTGCGTAACGATATGCGTAACCTTATCTTGGTCCTGATAGATCTAAAGATTTTGAAAGTAACTACCGATGAGAACGGTAAAGCAGTCTACGATACGGGTTCTGATGGCAAACCCTAACGGGCGCAAAGGTGCTCAGTTCGAGACTGATGTAATGAAATTCTTACGGTCAATCCCTGGTGTTCTTGCAGAAAGATTAACCAAGGCTGGCAGTAAGGATGAAGGAGATCTAGTGTGCGTGGTCGCGGGAAAGACTTACATACTAGAACTCAAGAATAGAAAGGCCCTGTCCTTACCAGAGTTCTGGGCCGAAGCCGAAGTTGAGGCGCTTAATTATGCTAAGGCTCGTGGTATTGGGGAAGTGCCACTGCATTATGTCATAGTTAAGCGTCGCAACTCCGGTATAGAAAAGTCGTGGGTCATTCAGGACCTTACGCAATGGTTAAAGGAGAGGCAATGAGTTTTATGGAACCACCAGGCTTTGTCAATACACCTCCAGCATATTCAATTCAATGTGAATGTGGGATAATTATTGGTGGGACATCTGAAAAGGGTTTGCACAGCCTGCTAAAAAGACATAAAGAAAAAGGAATCTTTCACCAAGAATATAAGGAGAAGTAAATGCCAGTACCACAAGGAATTATCAGTACAACAACGGGTCCAGTAGATCCAAATGAATCTAAGTTAGAAGAAGCAATCAAGGAAGCTGATGCTGAGGTTGCAACAGAGGAGTACCTACCAGATGAAGAAGTAGAAAAATGATCTGCGAGAACTGTCTGAAGGCAGGTGAGGAGAACTCACTGAACCATATCAAGCGTGCAGCGCACTGGCACGAGAAGTGTGAAGGATGCGTATGTCAGCACAAGACTGGTCCAGGATTCGTAAAGCAGGTAGTCCAAAAGGTTCAGCCTTAGCAAAAGCAGTACCCATATCAGCAATCATTGCCCACTATGGCGGGGAAGTACGTGAAGGTAGGGCAGTATCAGTTCGATGCGCCTTACATACTGACTCACGTAGATCTGCCGTTATCAACACAATAGATAACTTATATTTCTGCCATACCTGCGGTAAGGGTGGCAACGCAGTCAACATAGTCTGCATACTAGAGAACTTGGAGTTTAAGGATGGCCTCAAACGTGCAATCGAAATTGCTGAAGGAAGCGGCACTGCGATACGCACAGGAGATAAGTCCAGAGGCTCTCGTCGTCCTAGCAGAACGTGGGATATCTGAAGAGGTAGCCTCACGCTTTGAACTGGGAACTATCACTGATCCTATTAACGGACACGAGATGTACGAGGGATGGATCTCCATTCCCTATATGACTGCTCTCGATATGTGCGTTGGCTTTAAGTTCCGTAGGTTAGATGATGGTAAGCCTAAGTACAGTAGCCCTACAGGGCAGAAGGCTCACCTCTATAACGTTAAAGATACTTTGATTATGTCACCGCACATTGTGGTCTGCGAAGGTGAGTTAGATACAGTCATTACTAGCGGGGTGCTGGGTATACCAGCCGTTGGAATACCAGGAGTGCAGGCTTGGAAGCCACACTTTGCTAAGTTATTTACCGGTTATGACACAGTATTTATAGTGGGAGACAATGACATTAAGGAAGATGGCACTAACCCTGGAGCTGAGTTCAGCAAGCGTGTCGCCTCTGAGATTCTTAACTCACAGATAGTAACATTGCCCCCAGGTATGGATATCAACGACTACTACCTAGCACACGGGGCTGATGCTACGCGAGCTTTGCTAGTGGGTGAACCGAAGGGTGAGTAAAGACGAATGGCAGATGACTCTACAGACTTTGCAGCATATGGGCTTCCAGATCCTCGAAGTGGATATGGCAACCGAGACTCTCTTGATACGACCTATACCGACAAGATAGACCCTGAGTTTATTTCAGATGTCTGGCGTATTATGGATACAGCAGGTAACTTACTCATTCGTAAGCACCACGATTACGGTCCAAAGAACATTGCTCAGTCTCCAGGTGGAGCACTTAATGGTCTGCGTGTACGTATGTGGGACAAGATAGCTCGCATTAACAATCTTGTTGACTCTGAAGTCAACCCTTCCAATGAGTCCTTGCGTGATTCATTCTTAGATCTACTTAACTACAGTGCTATTGCGATGATGGTACTTGATGACAAGTGGCCTAATGACTGAGCAAGAGATACGTGAGCAACTTGCATTAGAGCTGGAAAGACAAGCGACTTACGCAATGATAAGTAACGATTACAATTTTAATGATACTGCTGTAAGAGCTAAGACTTATCATCACGCTGCTCAAATTGTTAGAGGCGTGCCTAATGACTGATCTTCACCCATCCGTCTATGAGATTGCACCTTCGGTTGCATATACCATATGGCGTAGGTATAAGGCTTATGTTGAGCGTGAAGATGTGCTACAAGAGTGTTACTCGTGGGCTATCACACGCAAGGCGTGGCTTGTTCAGGAGTTGAGTGAGGAAGAACCTAAGAAGCGTCAGCATAATGAGTCTAAGGTTGCGTGGCAGATGCTACGTCACGCTGAACGTTATGCTCGAAAAGAAAAGGCTACTCGTTCTGGTTACAGTCTAGTAGATGAAGCCTACTATGAGACTGCTACCTTGGCTCAGCTGTTACCTTTTGTTATTGCATCAGTAATAGATGGCACAGTCCTTGAGCAGGCACAAGAGATGCTACGCGATGGTCAACCTAAAGGATCGTCTAGTCCGGCAGAAGGTGGCAACCTCCTTGCTGCACTGATTGACATTAAGAATTGTTTTACTAAGTTAGAAGATTACGATAAGCAAGTACTGATCTATCGCTATCACGAATCACTTACCCTTGCACAGATCGCAGAGATCTATCAGTGTGCAGTATCCACCGCAGAACGTAGATGTATGACCTCACTGCGTAGGTTGCAGAATAAACTGGGCGGAGATACACCCTTCCGATGAATGAACTAATACTCTTTGACTTTCTCAAGATGGGTCTATACCCAGACCTTGAACGTAGCCCTGGAATCTATGACTCCTTTGACTGCATCAGCAAGAAGGCCGGTCACTACATTGAACTCAAGTGTCGCCATACTCATTACCCTACACTGTTAATTGAGGAGATGAAGTATCGCAAGCTCATCACTCAGTCGGCTGAGAGGGATCTGATCCCTTACTATATTAACTCGACCCCGCAAGGGGTCTATTCTTTTGACCTTCTTGATCTACCAGAACCAGAGTGGGGGATGCAGCGTATGCCAGCCACATCAGAGTTTGCTAACAAGCGTAAGGTAGATAAGTTGGTAGGGTTCTTAGCAATCGAGGAAGCAGTTAAGTTATGACGCACGATGAACTGTTGGCTAAGATTAAAGATTCGTTCAACGATTACAATTACAGGTTGCCACACAGGGCGTTGTTTGCAGTAGCAAACTTACACAGACCTTCTGAGGTTAACCCAAGCCACTGCTTTTCTTGCTGCAAATATAGTGCTGAGGTAAGCGTATTGGTAGGTTATCCCTGCCTTACTCTTCAAGCTATTGAGAAGGAGCTGGGATGACATACGATTACAAGTGTGAGAAGTGTGGCAACACCTACACTATTGAGAGATCTATCTATGAGGATGAGGTAGCACCAGTCTGCGTTGGTTGCCATCAGTCTATGAGTCGTGTCTGGTCATCACCTGGTGTCACCTTCAAAGGTGGCGGGTTCTACTCTACTGGAGGGTAATATGGAATATCCTAATTGGTTTAAGCAGATAGCTCAGCATAACTTTGAGCAGTTTTTACTGCCACTGCAAGGTGAGGATCGTCTACACTTCCTGCAACTAGGTGCATTTACTGGTGATGCCAGTGTATGGATGTGCAATAGTGTTCTTACTGCACAATCATCCAACCTTACCGATGTGGATACGTGGGAAGGTGCGCCTAATGAACCAGTCCAGACTGATATGGACTTCGATGATGTCTACAATACTTACCTTGCTAAGACTGAAGGTATGCGGATCAACCGCAAGCGCAGCACAACACAAGACTTCTTACTTAATGAGGATCTATGGAAAGACTTCTATGACTTTATCTATGTGGATGCACACCACACCTCAGCTTCTGCACTACTAGACTGCGAATTATCTTGGCCGCTGCTCAAGTCCGGTGGGTTGATGGCTATTGATGACTATGAGTGGACTCACCCTGACGGCGTTGATATACACGCACCTAAGCTGGGTATTCATATGTTCTTAGATCGTCACGAGGGAGAATATAAGTTGCTTGTAAAGAACCAACAAGTCTGGATTAGAAAGCACTAACCCCCGCCGGAAAGAGGTAACGGCGAGGGCTAGGTTGTGCTGGAAGGCAACGCTATTATTGTAGCATATCTTCTTCAGTTTTAATAAAGAGTACCCAGTGTGTTCCCATACGCTTACCCGAAGGATGTCCAAGAACTGGCTTCTGATCTGTAAGTTTTAATATTTCATTTAGCTTGATAGATACTTCACTCCACTTAAATATGAGAGTGCCATTAGTCTTAAGAACCCTAAAACATTCAGCAAACCCTTGAGCTAAATCTTCTCGCCAAGTATCTTTATTTAATTCCCCATACTTCTTAATAAAATCAGACTCGGTTGTTAGCTTGATCCTATGTGGTGGGTCAAAGACTACCGCCTTAAACGTTTCATCGGGGTAAGGTATAGCCCGAAAGTCCATAACCTCATCAGGTTCTATATGGATAGTCTGCCCATTGGTTAGCAAGTAAGATTCTTTTACCCGTATATCACCAAAGAGAACACGATCATCCTTCTTATTAAAGTAAAAGGATCTCGTAGATGAGGCTGGATCTAATATAAGCTTCATTCAGTACCATCCTCTTCGATCACTGTGCCTGAGAGCACTGCAGAAATTTCCTCGATAGCGGTGTTCAACATATCGTATAGCGTGAAGGATTTGTAGTTCAGGTTTTCTACTACGCTCTCTAAGGATCTGAGCAATTCCGAAAGCCGTTGATCTTGGGTTATCTGCGAGGTGGTCAAGCCTGCTCTCACGGGTCCAAAGGGTGATGGCACACTTTCTCTGTTGCCCATCGTAACCGAGTGCTCGTAAGTAACTAATCGCAAGTGCTTTGTTTTCACGCTTCTCCTCCATTGTTGCTTTGGTCTGCACTGGAGCTGGCTTTGTCGCCCTCTCCTCCACCCGAAGGTGATGAGCTGGTGTTAGTATCCATATACTGGTCAGTACTGCCGTCAATATCAAGCCACTTCTTACCCATCTGTTCATCTACAATTTTCTCCTGTTCAAGCAGTTCTTTGTATGTCTCAGGGTAAGCATTGGATAGACGCGTCATCGCCCTATCCCTCGCCCTCCGATAGTTGCGATAGCCTACTGCGCTACGCTTAGCAGACTCGATCCTTCTATTTATCTCCATTGTTAAACTTATCCTCCGTTACTATAAGTGCATATGTTATCAGTAAAATTGCCAGTATCCCCAAGGTATAGCTCACTTGCCCTCACCCGCTTTGCTTGCCACGATAGAGGTGATCTCGATAGGCGTACCCATTAGGTGAGCGTCCTCCTCATCACTCTCCCAAGTGGAGATAAATACCCTCGCCCCCTGCGGTGATCGCCGGAACCAGTCGAACATATCCTCAATCTTCTCCCCTCCCCATAGGGCTACGCCCTGCGGGTCGGTGACTTCATAAAGGTAGATCAGCTTCTCATTAGTTGAATAGAAGTTACCCATTCTCGCCCTCAAATCCACACTTATTGCAACCATTATCTACCCACCAACCAGGGTATCCACAATCTTTACATACTTTACTCACTCTCGCCCTCTTCTCTCTTCTAGGTAGTTGATAAGGTTGATCTCCTCCAGCGCACGGATCATACGCTTGAGGTTCTTGACCCCGTTCTCATTGTCTCCATTGGTCAGTTGCTCCTGCGCTAATTCTGAGCATAGATTTGCCTTAGCTTGTAGGTATTCTTTATTCATTACTCTCTCCCTCGCAATCTCGATAGTTAATAGTTCCGCACTTATCGCAATAGGTTGCAAAGCAACCCTCACTATGACCCTCTTTATCGCAATCTGCCCATAGATCATAGTCGTTGCAACACTTATTAGGTGCTTGCAATTCTCCTGATAGTTCTCCTACTCTCATTACTTAATCTCCAATTCATTTACCAATTCAATGATCTCCTCTTTTACATAATATGCTTGACCCTCAAAGCCACTAGGGTACATAGGCAAGAGTTCTCTCGCCTCCTCCTCAGAGTTAGCCGATACTCTTATGATCTGCTCTACGCTATATGTATATCTTTTCATTACTTGCCCTCTTTCTCTACTGGACAATCATCAGCTAGTTGCCCTTGATCTTCGGTATCCTCGCATATGCACCACCCGAATCGTTCTACTTGCGTGGCGTGAGTCAATTCTGCCAGCTCACCCCACGAAATTGAATCATCTTCCATTACATCAGTCATTACTTAACCTCTCCCTCTTCCTTAGCGTATCGGTTAGCGTACCCAATAAGTCTTTCAATGTATATGACGGCTTCCTTGTCGTCGTACTCGCCCTCTTCCTCGGTGGCTATTTCAATGATGAGATCTAGGGTACGGGCATACAATTCCTCTAGCCCTATCGCCTCTTCAAAATCTATGTACGCATTAGATGCGTCTATTGCCTTAGTCATTACTCTCCCTCTATCTTGTATTTAAGTGTTTCATATTGCGTTGCTAATTCTTTATCTTCACTATTCTTTACTGAGTAATAGTAATCTTGAATGATTCCGTTAAAAAATTCTTTAGCGTCACCGTTGCACTCAAATTCTATTTTAATTTTAGTCATTACTTGCCCTCTCTCTCTCCCTCTCCCGCGTTTACGGGTGAGGTCTGCCCTAGCTGTTAGGTACAGACCGCAAGGCTTAGAGATAACCCTAAGCCCTACAGTACGCGCCTACTTAATCGCTTAAAATATCCATAAGATCAACGCGCTGTGCTTGCCCTGCCGGTCTTTCGTATTCCCATTGGCCGTCAGATATAAGCCCACAGATAGCTTTACGAATCCCTACGCATAATAGGTGAGCATAACTATTTGGCCAGTTCTCACTCTCGCAAGCCTGATACTCGTAGCAAGCTAGCGCGCCTAGCACCTCGCTAAATGTAGCCTGATCTCGGTAAATAGCCTTAAAGGGTGCGCCCTCTCCCGCCATAGTTCCCCCGTCGTTAGGGTAGCGCGCCCATAAACTCGCTATATTTTCTAGCCGTAGTTCTTCCTTGATGTTCTTTAAGTGGCTAGCGCGGTAGTAGATACTCTCGCCCTCTCCCGCATATTCAAGCTCACCGCGTGGCGGTAGTGTTCCCTCTTTCGCATAGATAAACAGCCCGTGATTAGACCAGACCGCAACGCTAGCCAATAGATCTAGCGTGTCCTCGTTCACCATAAATGCAGACATTTTCGCCCTCTTCCTCTTCCTCTTCTCAAATTAGGGCTATTTACCCTCTCTCACCCTCTCCCGCTACAGCTAGGAGAGAGTGAGAGATAATAAACAGATCTAGGTTAGCCTACCCTATACGCCAGACCTTAGCTAGCGTATAGCTCGCCTCTCTCTCTTATGATCTCCCGCGCTAGGCGTAGGCTGTCTCGCTTACTATAGCCCGCGTAGATCCTCTCCCCTAGGTAGCTGTTACCTCTCCACGCGCTAACGCGGTAGAAATTGCCTAGGTAGGCGTTACCGTCGCGGGTAGCCGTTAGCTGTACTCTCTCGCTCATTAGCCTATTCTCCATTCTGTTTTAGATCTAAAATCTCTCCCGCAGGTATCGCAGACCTCTTGCCCGTCGTGATATCTGTGCTCACAGATTATGCAATTATTTAGGCAATCGCCTAGGTGTAGCGTCGTAGCCATAGCCTTACCTCTCTCTCAATTCTGCCTAGTTGCAGACCGTAAGGCTAGGAGATCTCTCCCCTAGCCCTACAGTACGCCCCTAGCTAGTAATCTATCCCGCGCACCTTGCAATAGATAAAGTAGCCAGCCTCAATTACAGCCCATAGAACACAGCCAGCAAGAACACAGCCAGCCAGCGCGAGCCATACGCTAAGCGCGTAGAACAGCTCACTCATTAGCGGTTAGCCTCATTTACAGCTAGTTCTTGAGTACGCGTCAATTCTGCTAATACTTTAGCGTGTAGCTCGTTAGACATTTTCTCAAATGACTCAACAGGCCAGCCAGCATTGAAAACGCGTTGCAATAATTGCGCTAGTGAGTAGTTACGGGCTAGACCATTAGCGAGCATTAGAACAGCCTCGCTGTCTCCTAGTCGGTACTTATAACTAGCGAGAACAGTTTCGACCGGATAGGCTGGCAATTCTGCGCTGTTAAGTAGAACTACCATTACGCGCAAAATGTTAGCCACACTCTCAACGCTTAGCCCGTCGCTAGTTAAGCCCATAAGGTAATCGCGTAGCTGTAAATTATTTTCTATTGCGTAAGCGATAATTTTTACATCATCACTAGCAATTAGAATCTCGCCTGTCTGTTCTGCTATCTGCTTAATAACCTTATCTAGTACGAGCTTAGCCTCGCCTGTAGTCATTGAGTCTAGATCTAGTGCTGTAGCTGTAGTCATTTTTTCTTGCCTCTCATTAGGTAGCGAGCTTGATCTCGCTAGTGTGAGTGTATACCTACCTATACCCCATAGACAAGACCTAAGCAAGATTATTTTCTATCGTGTCGCAAGCTGGCAAGGATAGGAGAGAGGCCAGCTATAGGGCTAGGCAATAGGCTAGCGGGTAGCTGTTAGCGGGTAGCTGTTAGCTGTTAGCGGGTAGGGCTAGACCTTGCAAGGGTTAGCAGGTGCAAGGGTTAGCTGTATCGGTTACTTAATTAGGTAAGGGTTAAGGGTTAAGGGTTAGCCGTAGCGGTAGTCAGCCCCTCAAAAAATACTAGACATCAACGCTAGACCGCAGGGCTAGACCGAGAGTATGCAGGGCAGACCGCAGACCGCGCAGAACGAGACCCCTCATATTGAATCCCAGCACGGGCGGTCCCTGTACTCCCCAGAAAAATATATTTGCTAAAGTGAAACCCCGTCTGAACAGGACTTTTATAGTATGTGAGCAACGTCACACCGTAAAAACAGGAAATGGCCTTTTTTTCCTGCCTTATATATAGTAGGGGCGGCAGTGTGGATAGCCCCTACGCGGTCCTCTGGCGAGGCCCCTAGGCCGAGTTCCAACTTACCCCTCACTCGCTGTGGCTTCGCTCGGGCGTTAAGCCCGTTGCTGTCGGCACCTTTTAGTGGGGATAGTTATATTTAGCCCACCACTAAATCGAATCGCTTTAACCCACCATAAGAGAATCTGATTCCGGCCCGTGCCGTTTCCCACAATCTTTAAGGAGACACTACGTGGCAGATAATTCCGCCGACATCGCCAAGCGAATCATCCTAGGCTGTGTCTCAGAAGGTATGACCATTGAAGCTGCCTGTGGCAGCGCAGGTAAGTCTATTAAGACCTACGAGTATTACCGTCGCACTGATAAGATCTTTGCAGACAAGATTGACCGGACACGGCTAGGTTTGAAGGATAAGTCCTTTGCCTCATCCGATGTCCACAATATGACCTTTCCAGAGTTCCGCCAGCAGTTCCTCCATAGCCGTACCTTCCCACATCAGCAGAACATCGTAGATGTGATTGAAGGTCGTGAACCAGGGTGGTTACACCCCTCTATGAAGTTTGAACCAGGGTTGGCCTCAAACCGTGTGCTTATCAACATCCCGCCAAACCACGCCAAGTCCATCACAATTACGGTGGATTACGTGACGTGGCAGGTATGTAGGAATCCTAACTTTCGAGTACTGATAGTTTCCCAAACGCAGCAGTTAGCTGCCGACTTTCTCTACGCCATCAAGCAACGTCTGACGCACCCAATGTACCAAGAGTTACAGACTGCGTATGCTGCTGGCGTAGGGTTTAACTCTAAGTCTGCTTCGTGGCAGGCAACCCGTGTTACCTTCGGTGATGAACTCCGTGAGTCATCTGAAAAGGACCCGAACATCGAGGCCGTCGGTATCGGTGGTCAGATCTACGGTAAGCGTGCAGATATGATTATCGTAGACGACGCTGTGACATTAAAGAACGCTAATGAGTTTGAGAAGCAGATCCGCTGGTTGACCCAAGACGTGCGATCTCGTTTGAACCCTACAGGTAAATTGATTGTTATTGGTACCCGTGTGGCCTCGGTAGATCTCTACCGCGAGCTACGCTCTGAGGACCGCTACCCTGGTGGGCTAGTTCCTTGGAAGTACTTGGCTATGCCGGCGCTTTTGGAAGCAGATGAGGACCCTGACAAGTGGGTTACGCTTTGGCCTTATTCGGATATGCCCTTTGATGGGCAAGAAGAAGCCGATAAGAACGAAGAAGGTTTATACCCACGTTGGTCTGGTCGTAACCTATACAACGAACGCCAAGCGATGGATACATCTACCTGGGCGTTGGTCTACCAGCAACAAGATATATCTGAGAACGCAGCTTTTGATCCCGTCTGTGTTAAAGGTTCTATTGACGGGATGAGAAAGTCAGGTCGTCTTGAACCAGGTTATCCAGGTCATCCGAAAGATCTTTCTGGCTTTAGTATTATCTGTGGTCTTGATCCTGCTATGGTCGGTGATACTGCTGCGATCTGCTATGCTATTGATCGAAGTTCCAATAAACGTTACATTGTTGATGCTATCAAGATCACTGGTCCGTCTCCGGCACAGATCCGCGAACTGATCTTTAGTTGGACTTCGCTATACAGTCCTTCTGAATGGGTAGTAGAGAAGAACGCTTTCCAAGCCTTCCTTACCCAAGATGAAGGAATTAGGCAGCACCTTGCTACTAGAGGTGTACTACTTAAAGAACACCACACAGGTCAGAACAAGTGGGATGCAGGCTTCGGTGTTGCATCAATGGCTACACTCTTTGGAACTAAGCAGTCCGATGGTAAGCATCACCGAGATAACTTGATCCACCTACCTAGTGACCAGACTGAAAACGTCAAGGCACTGATTGAGCAGTTAATTACGTGGACTCCCACTACTAAGGGTAAGACCGACTTAGTAATGGCCCTGTGGTTCTGTGAGATCCGAGCACGCGAGATGCTCAACTATGGTCAGTATGCAAGCCATCACTTGAAGAATCCATTTTTGTCTAGGAGAGAACTAGGCAAGCGAGTAGTCGTCAACATAGATGAACTTATCGCAGAGCAAAACAAGACATTCATCTAAGGAGTTCCATTGTTATCAGTTAAAGAGATTGACGCGAAGCTAGCGCGTTTGCGTACCAAGTACGCTCCACGCGATCAGCGTATGCGCGACGTTCTTTCTGTACGTCAGGGAGACTTGTCTAAAGTATTCCCATCAATGTTCTCCGAGGATTACCCAAAGCCACTCGTTGCTAACTTCATTGACGTTGCAGCACGTGACTTGGCTGAAGCCGGTGCTCCTCTACCTTCCTTTAACTGCTCTGCAAACAATATGGTTTCTGATGCACAGCGTAAGGCAGCAGATACCCGCACTCGTATCGCTAACTACTACGTATCTTATTCCAACCTTTCACTACAGAACTACAAGAACGCTGACTGGTATAACACCTACGGTATGACTATCGGTATGGTAGAGATGGACTATGAGGATAACAACCCTCGTATGCGCCTACTTGATCCAACAGGTTGCTACCCAGAGATGGACCGCTTTGGTCGCACGATCTCACTTAGCCAGTTGATCGTATCTGATGCTGATACAATCGCAGCACAGTACCCAGAGTTTGCAGAAGCGATCCTGAAGAAGAATAACTTCCAACCAGGATCTCCATATATGACTATCGTGCGCTATCACGATGCAGACCAAGATCTCATCTATCTGCCACAGCGCAACAACTTGGTACTCTCACGTGTACCTAACCCAGTTGGTAAGTGTTTAGCACGTGTCTATATCCGTCCGTCTCTTGATGAGCAGGCACGTGGTCAGTTTGATGATGTACTAGCAGTACAACTTGCTCGTGCTCGCTTTGCTATCTTGCAGATCCAAGCAGCAGAAAAGTCTATCCAAGCACCTATTGCTATCCCACAGGATGTGCAAGAACTTGCTCTCGGACCTGATGCGATTATGCGTTCTGCTAATCCGCAGAACATCCGTCGTGTAGGACTAGATCTACCACCTGGAGTCTTTACTGAGTCCGGTGTCCTTGAGCGTGAACTACGTCTTGGTGCTCGTTATCCAGAATCACGCTCTGGTGAGATCAACGCTTCCGTTGTTACAGGACGTGGTGTACAAGCACTACAGGCAGGCTTTGATACACAGATCAAGGCAGCACAAGCACAGTTTGCACGCCTCTTTGAAGATCTTATTGGTCTTTGCTTTGAGGTAGATGAGAAGATCTTCGGATCTATCCAGAAAACAATTAAGGGAACCGATGACGGTACACCTTACACACTCAAGTACATCCCTTCCCGTGACATCAAGGGTGAGTACGGAGTAGATGTACGCTACGGAATTATGTCCGGTATGGACCCTAACCGTGCAGTTATCGCATTACTACAAATGCGTTCAGATAAACTTGTTTCCCGCGACTATGTACGCCGTGAACTACCAGTGGAGATCAATGTTACACAAGAAGAACAGCGAGTTGATATCGAAGAGTTACGCGACTCTTTACGTATCGCTGTTGCTCAGTACGCTCAAACCATCCCTGCGATGGCATCGCAAGGTCAAGATCCTTCCCAGGCTGTTACTCGCATTGCTGAAGTCATCGCGGGTCGTCAAAAAGGTTTGTCGTTAGAGTCAATCGTGGAAAAGGCGTTTGCGCCAGAACCTCCACCTCCAGCTCCTGCTATGCCTGAGATGGCAATGGCAGGTATGCCTCCTCAAGTTCCAGCAGCAGGTGCGGCCCCCGCCCCAGCCTCAGCGCAACCTCCACAAGAACAAGGTGGTATGGCCCCTGCTGCTGGTCAACGTCCCGATATAGCACAACTACTAGCCGGTATAACTGGCGCAGCATAAAGGAAAGGAGGCGCACTATGAACAAGGGAACACACGCAAAGGCTCCAGTACAGCCAGTTAAGGTTGATACAAAGGCTGGTTCAGTTAAGGGTGGAGAAGTCAAGTTTGGCTACGCTCCAGCTGCTCGCAAAGGCAAGAAGGCTTAATTTACTGAAGGGTGTACAGGGTGCTGAATCACAACGATAGGGTTCCACGCCCTGTACGCCCAACAGATTTACTTGTTATATTTACAGGTGCTCTTTACAATTTATCGCAAGTATTAGAAACATTCTTTTCAGAATTATTTGAACTTAGTATTTATCATTCAAACCAAAAGACAAAAACAATGCAAGCGTGGGAAGAAATGACCACAGACCTAGAACAGTTACAGGAGGGAACAGATGGCTGAGAATCCTATGGCTGGCGTTTCTGGCCCAAGTGTTTATTCCAAGCGTACAGATATTGGAACGCCAGAGATGAAGATGGGTTCTATTGCATACGGAGAAGGTGTTGAGACGCAGGCTCTAAAGTCAGGTGCTCCACTAGGTAGAACTCCAGATGCAGTAGCAGAACCACAAGATAGATTACGTCCTGCCCCAGCAGGTCCTATTACAGAATTATTCGCAGAGACTCAACGTAAAGATGAGCCTGTAACAGCAGGTATTGATATGGGTGCAGGTCCTGGATCTAGCGCATTAGTAATGCAATCAAGATTTGCAGAACGTAAACTTTCAGACATTCTTGCTGAAATGATTCCTTTTGATAATACAGGTGAGGTCGCTATTCTTTATCAGAACGCACTAGCGCGAGGTAACTAATGGCTGATAACATCACATCAGCAGCCTATGCAGCTAAGTTAGCTGAAGAGGATCGTAAGAAGGTTGAGGCTTACAACAAGTCTCTCAAGGCCCACAAAGAACTTACATCTCTTCCGCCTGAACTAGCGCAGAAGCAACTTGCTAAATACACACCTCAGCAACAGATTTCGCTCAAGCAGCAATATGGCAATGAAGATCCAGTTGAAAAGCCGGATCAAGGTTGGCTTTCTACTGCTTGGAATTACACAGGTGGTGCAGTCCTTAGTGGACTCAAAGAAGCCGGTAAAGATCTTCTTGGTGGACTACAGAATGTATCTGATTTTACTACACGTGCTTACCGTACTGCTGCTATCTCAGCAGATCAGCAAGTAGGTCTTAACGAGGCTTGGGATATTGCCAACGATAAAGGCGATAAAGTCTTTAGCCCAGGACGTATCGAACGTGCAAAAGAACTTTTTGATCCTAACGCAGTAGCAGTTGCTATGCGTCTTGCAGCAGGTGAAGATCAAGGCAAGATTCTTGCCGAGGCAACCCCTGAGCAAATTAAGTATGTCAGACTCCACGATAAGAAGCAAAATACCAAAGAAGAGCAAGATCTCTTCCAAGATACAATGGATGCAGTTAACGCTGCTAAGTATTCTCCTGGTCGTCAATTTGCAAACTTATTTATTCCTGAGAAGTATGAAGGATCTGGATTCTTCTACAAGATGGTATCAGGTGCTGTAGATGCAGCCTACCGTGTATTTTTAGATCCACTTATTGTAGGTGGTAAGGTCAAGAAACTAT